TCTTCATATACTTCTTTATTTTAGATATAACGTTAGATATTTAATTTTACGATAAAATATATACGCAAAAAAAAACACCCCGTTAGGAGTGCTTTAAATTCGTTGTGTTGTTTTAGGTTATTTATTGAAGCAGTCAAGTAAAGTTACAATTTCCAAATTAGTATTGTTGTATTGGCAAATGCTTGAAGCAACACTAACTGTTAAATACAATGGACTGATCAATTCCTCTTCTAATGATTTTTTTATACTTTCAATTAAATGCGGATACTTTTCTGCATCTGCATTCATTGCTTGTAATACTTCTGGTTTTAATCTTTGTAGTAAGTTCATAGTTTTAGTTTTTAAAGTTGGATACCTCTTAACATTGTTATTTTAGCTAAATGACTATCGTCTGAACAATTAAATTCTTTTTTTAAATCAAATAATTGTTTTGAGTTTAATTGTCTTTTAATAGCTTTTAAATTTCTGTTGTAAATTAATGCTTGGTTTTTATATTCTTGATTTGTCATAATATTTGTTTTAGTGTTTCGCTTTATTGCTGATACAAATATACAACTAAATAAATGTTATAAACAAATTTTTTATAACTTATTTTTAATCTTTTTTTAAAATAATTTCTAACTGCTTGTAAATCAAACTATCTTACTGCATATTTCCCGTAGTTCGGTCTGGCTAATTTATCATATAAACCGTATCTAATCGCATCAATCGTGTGATTAAACATATCGACTGGCACGTTTAAAATGTTTCCGTTTTTGTCCTCTTGCCATTTGTAGTTCCTGAACTCTTTTATCATATTAACGCTATCTTTAGTAACATTTAATTTGTAACGTTTCATCATATCAATACCGATGTTAACCGATCCTTGTCCTTTTGTAGCTGGTTTAATATTCCAACCCATTCTATAAAGTTCTTCTATTGATTTCGGCTCTGCTGAATCAGCAAATACTTCTTTGCGTTCTACTTCGTTAAACTTTAGCTTTTCGTCTATGTCTCTATTGGTTAGCCCCGTTTGGTATAATAGCTCTTTCAAATATATGTTATCGCCCTGCTGATATATAGCTACCAAAGTGGTTGGATCATTCGTGAATCCAAAGTCCATACCATAAGATAAAAACTTTGCTTCTGGTGGTATTGAGTTACATTCGTTAATTCTAAAAATAAGGGCTTGTGATGAACCGATTTGTCCTAAACCATATATTTTCCAATAGTTGTCATCAATGTTCTTTAATCGCTCTATTTCGGCTATTATTTCTTTTGATAGGAATAAATTATCTTTGTAGGTTGTAATGTAAAAATCAGCATCCTCTCTTGGCTTTATCTTATCGTAAATGAAATGAAACTCATCACTTGGGTTGTAGTCCAGAATTGCCTTTTCAGTTGTTCTAAATATGAGTTGTTGCCAGTCTTCAAAGTATAGTTCGTTGGCTTCATTGATATACAATACATCCCTTTTGCGACCTCTTACCTTTTGTGGCTGATCTAAAGATATAAATTCAAATAGGTTGCCTTCTAACTTGTATTCTGAATTGCTCTTGTTGTGGTCTGCTTCTTCATACATATCGTAATGTCGAAGTATATCGAAAAAATCCCTCATCGAACTTGCCCGAAGTGAAGGATATGTTTTTCTGCAAATGGTTATTGTTTTGCCTTTGTTCTTTAAAGCATAACCAAATATTAACCACATTAAAATATTATAGGTTTTACCGCTTCTGGTTCCTCCTTGCTCTATTGTTATTCTCTTTGTTGAATTATCTAAATGCTCAAATACTTTATTGGTCTGTATCTTCATCTTTTGGCTTTAGTATTTCTACTTCAAACTTTCGCACCTGATGGCTGTTTTCACTTTCAACAAACTGCATTGATAGTTTTTTCCTGTCTTCGTCTTCGCATAATACTTTGAATGCTGATATTTGTAAAGTAGCATTGTCAGAACCTACCCACTTGTTTAGCATATAAGATACTGCTTTACTTTTGTTAGTTGTGATTGCTTCTTTAATACTCTCCGATTTATCCAATTCAAGATTATAAAACTGTGAGTGTTGTAAGTCAGTATAGTGTTGAAAAATATGATTTATTTTCATTACTTTATTCTTTACAATTATATCTGTTATTTCTTTTTCGTGTTGCTCTTTTGTCTTTCCCATTATAAGTTTAATTGTATTGTAAATGTGTTTGCTTTTCTCTTTGCACTTCTTATCATTCCCGGGTACATTTTTACCAAATCTTTAATTGCTTTTTTCTCTATTTCTATTGTTCTATAATCTTTGCATCCGCCCTCTGTTACCCAATGTTCATTTTCCCAATGTAAGTATCTTATTCCTAAAATTCCGCCATACTTTACGATATGTCTTAAGCAAATTTCATAGTCTTCTTTTACCTTGAAATTTTCATCAAAATAAAACTCTCCATCATTTACCATTCCCATACAACTCGCAGTTAAATATGTCTTTGTTAATATTGGTTTATATGGGTAAACTGATCGAGGTGCTGCTTCTGTTTTAACTCCCCACATTTTAAATCCTAACTGCTCTGTTAAATCAAATGCTTTTAAAAACTCTTCTGCCCAAAATCCCTCTTCTCTAATTTCTATTTTTTTTGCTTGTGTTCTCCCTAATTCTGTATAACCTACATTTTTTGCATCATCATCTAAAAATACTACCCACTTTTCATTTGTATTTTTTAAAATCCAGTTTCTTGTATTTGTTATTCCTTGTATTTCATTCGGTACTGCTACTACATTTTTTATGTAATGATATTGATGCACTTCGCTTTGAGGCACAAAGAATGTAGCTATATTTGGAAGTATTTTATTTGTTGTAGTTCTGCCAGCTCTATTCTTACTTGGTACTGCTATTAACATATCTTTTTTTTAAGTCTTCCCACGTTAGTACTCTCTCTAAACTTACTGTATCAAAACTACTTCCCTCTTTATATCCTCCTCGTCTTACCATTTTTAGTTTTAATACTTCTTTTAACTCTTCCCAATCTTCGCTATTTGGCTCTGCCATAATTAAAATATATTCCTTTGGTGGTATCAACTGCACCGATTGTTCAAATTCTAGATTATCTCCATCCTCTAGATTGTCAAGTTTATCATAAATAGGTAAATCTAAACCCCACTCATTTAATTCTTCTGCATTCCATTCATTAGCTAATATATCCCAGTCCCATTCTCCACCAGATACATTGTCTTTAATTAAAAACTCTTTTTGTTGCTCTTCTGAAAGGTCTGTTATAATTATAGGCACTTCTTTTAATCCAGCTTCTTTGCAAGCCTTAAAACGCATATTACCGCCTAATATTATCATTTCTTTATTAACTACAATAGGTCTAATCTTTAGCATTTCTGGAAAGTCTTTTACTGACTGAACCAGCTTTTTAAACTTGTCATCTTTTATCAACCTTGGGTTGTTCGGGTTTACTTTTACTTCTGATATTTTTACTACTTGCATATTTTAATTTTTATTCATTTCGCTTTCAAATATTAACCATTCTGTTTTACCTTCAAAAAATAGTATTCGTGCTATTATACTTTGTTGAACGTTGTCTAATGTTTGTGGTCTGGTATGTAATGGCTTTATTCGCTCTTTCTTTATTATTGTTTTTATTGTCTCTACTTTTACACCGCATACCTTTGCTAATTCAGATAGTTTAAGATGTTTACCCATAATAACTAATACAGTTGGTTATTTGCTGTATTTTGCCTTTATCGTTTATTTCTTCGATTCTTTTTAATAAACTGTACTTTGGGTCGACTGTTTGCATTATCGTGTCTCTAATCGCTTCTAAATGCGTTTTTCTTTTTCTTACCTCTGCAAATAGTTTTACGTTGTGTAATACTGTTGTGTGATTCATTTGCTTTCCGAAAAAGTTAAAATGGTCACGTACATCATATAACGTTAGTTTTAAATCTTTGTGTAGCATATAACAAGCCATTGAGCGAACGTCGACTAGATCCTGCGTTCTTTTGTTTTCGTAAATATCAACTCCGCAAAGTTGGTTTATTGATTCTCCGATGTATTTTGCTTTATTCATTTGTTTTTAGTTTTAATAATAATTTACATTCGATAAACTTCTCACGTGCTTTGTGTTTGTATATCTTTTTAAATAGTTGAAATACTACTCTGATATAACTTTGTTCGCTTAAACAGTCTTTAAATGCTTTCTGAACGTACTTTACTCCATAACCTTTACAAAAGTTTACATTGTCCGAAGTATCTCCTATTATCATTTGCTCGTAAAAGTTATATAATGCTTGCTCTTTCGTAATATCATAATAGCACTGGTGATTCAAATGATAATTATAAATGATACAGGGCAGTTGCTTATAGTCTTTGTCAATGCTTACTATTATAACTTCGTCTCTTCCGAATGTATCGGTTAGGTTCTTCCAATAGGTGGCAACTACATCATCTGTTTCAACTCCGCATCCAGATATTGAATTATATGTCTCTTTTACGTGCTCCTGCAATTCGTTTAATATCGGTGGTATTTCTCGGCCTACTCTATTTGCTTTGTAGCTTTTTGATATTTCTTTTCTAAAGTTACCACGTGCTCCAGAAAATGTTAATACTCGGTCAACTTCGTGTATTTCTTCTATTGTGTTTACTATCGACATAAACACCTCATCAAACTTTAACCTTGCATTTTCAATAGTGTGATATTGTTCGTCGTCTGCGTGCTCTTTTTGTCTGTAACAGCTTGACCATATTAGGCTGTCTGCATCTACTAAAACTATCACGGTATTAATCGGTTTATTTGTTCTTTTTCTTCGGGCGAATAAAACTCTACAAATTCATAGTACTCATCATAAAAAACTGAATACTTCAATTTAGGATGCACCATTTGCCATTTCTGTTTCATTGCATTGGCTTCTTGTTCGTCTAGTAAAATTGTATGCGGGTAGCCTTCTTCGAGTAGAACCCATCTTTTGTCTTGTATCATAATTATTTGAATGTTTTA